CGAGGTCTATTGTTTGCTTGGACCAACCGGTGGTGGTAAATCTCTTTTAGGGCTTCAGTTGGTTACAGAGCAAGCAACTCATTTCTATGTCGAAAATATCAATTCTATCAATGTTTATTTCACTTACGAATTGTGCAAACGTGATACACTTGTCCGTGCATATGCTCAGACAACGTCTATTCCATTAGAACGTCTGGAACAAATTGCACGGCAGGAAGATCATTTTACTGAAGACGAACGCAGACGTTACAACATTGCGAGAGAAGTATTAAGAAACTGCTATCGTATTGTAGATTTTTCAGGATCAGATCCTAGCACATCAGATACAGCAAATGGTGGAGATCTATATGAAGTTGTAGATTATCTGATGAAACTTCAAGATACAACGGGAAGAAAGTTATGTACTGTAGTGCTGGACTGGGCTGGACTTATTGTAGAACGCGAAGCCATCCTTGCCAATAAAGATATAACAAAAGTACGGGTATCAGAATTAACGAGTTTCGTACAGCGTGTTAAAGAACTCATTGCCGGACCATTACAATGTTCTGTTTGGGTTGTTCATCAATTATCCGGCGAAGCGACAAATAAAGCTCCTCATGTTCCAGCTCATCATTCTCAAGCTCAATGGTGTCGCAGTTTCGCAAATAATGCTGTTTATGCCATGTGTCTCGGAGTCCAGGATAATGAAACAAGAGTCATGACATTCAACTGTTCAAAATCTCGTCGATCAAGGAAAATCGCACCAAAATTGATTCAGATAAACGATGCCTTACGATTCATTGATGTATCCGACCAATATATTGTGGACAGAATTTATGGGATTTTGCGTCGGAGCGTCACGATATGATCAACGATTGGCTGTACAATCGCCTTAAGTACCTTTTCGGAGAGGTACGAGTTGCGAATGCAGGGATGCCATTGATATTCACAGAATATGTCGAACCGACTACAGGAAAGAAAAAGATACATATCGAACAACGCGGCGAAACATACTGCGTTAATTGTCCATTCTGTCATATAGTCACTCAAGGACGTGCCGATACGCGATTTCGTCTATGGATCAATCATCATTACGGTGTGGAAGATCCAATAAGCAAACGAAAATTCTGGGGACTGGCTCACTGTTATAATGAAAACTGTCTTGCTTCGGAAGAATTTCGTCTGGCGTTACGGCATATCGTTTATAGTTTCGAAAAACCACCTAAAAAATCGGATTTGGCCGTACCAAAAGCGACGTTCACTCAGGTCAGTTGTGAGCTTCCTATAGGATTGGTTCCGATTAACTCTCTCGATGTTTCTCATCCAGCAATTCAACATTTGATGGGAGAAGGATTCGATCCTACATATCTATTTGAGATGTTTAACATCCAATTTGCCGCTGAGCTGGACCCACGATTTCCTTCTATGTTCAATAGGATCATCATTCCGATCTATATGGAGGGAAAACTCTACGGATATCAGGGACGAATTTCTGAAAAGAATGGAGAATTAAAATACTTAACAGCAAAAGGAACACGCATAAGCGAGATTTTATATGGATATGACATATTTCCGAAAGAGAGCAAACTCGCCATTCTTGTAGAAGGAGCTAAGGATGTTTGGCGTTTTGGGCCAGGTGCCCTGGCCATGTTTGGAACTCATCTGTCGCATAAAAAAGTGGAGCGCATACGTAAATTGGGCGTAAAATATGTCCTTGTCTTATTAGATGGAGATATAGCAACGAACCCACATGGTATGCAGATCGTCGCTGGAATTAATTCAGCGTTAAATTATTATGAATTGGATCACTCTATTCATGTGTTGCCTGATGGTAAAGACCCGGCGGATTTGAGTCAGGAGAAGCTCTATGAGTATATCCAGGACGTATTCACAAGACTTATTTAAAGGAACGGATTGGCTTCTTCCGAGCACACAAGGGAGGGCTATCATTCAATCTGATGATGCACAAGAATATGAATTCTACGGTTTGGGTTCGATCGTACCTTGGCCAGATAATCCCTTCGTTCTTCAGCTATCAGATTTAGTGCAAAAGGAGATTGTTGGAACAGCAAGATTTGCTAGAAACCCGGATACTAATTTAATATTAAATGAAATTATCAGACGTGCGAATGAAGCATATTTTCGACTTCTCTACGGCTTTCATCATCCATACACATACATCGCCCCAGACGGTTCGATGAATTATCGCATCATTCCGGGGCATTTTTTGATGGATATCCGTGAAGATTTGGCAGAAGTTAATGACCAATATCCAAATTTTGACTCGTTGGTCGAATACGGTCCTCGAATCCAGAAAAAGAAGGAGGGTATTCCACTTGTTTATGTGATCGGTGCCGAACCTTCTTTTGTAGAGGATGCGACGGGTGTTAATTTCTCCGGTGATTATGGGGAAGCTCTGTTAAATAGTCTTGCGTTTGCAGGATTAGATGATGCACAGCTATCAAACATCTATGTTGCCAATGTCATTCGTAGCTATCGGACTCCAACATCACTCAGGTCTAAACTTACAAAAGATTTCACGCCTTTAATTCAGCTTGAAATAGCTATCCTTCAACCAGACCATATTTTGTGTCTTGGCTCTCAAGCATTAAAAATTTTCACGCGGAAATCACAGGCTGTTGTAAGTGAAGATCCGGTTGAATACGGCTACGTAGTGCTTGATGAAGATGGTCAAAAATGCATTAAAACTGCAAAAGTACACGCTCTACCATTAAGTGCATTACACTCGCTAAGTGAACACAAAAATTTCCAGTGTCTAATCAGGAGGGCTACGAATCTCATTTATTATGGTAAACCTAAACCAAAATACGACCCGCAATATGAACGAATTGACACTATCGAACAGTTAAATCAGTATGTATCAGATATCTTAATAGCAGCCAAAACGAAACGGGTCAGAGTTGCATTCGACTTAGAGTGGAATGGTATCATTCCGTCTAACTCTGATGCTTACATCAGAACAATTAATATAGGTTCAAATCATACACAGGAACCGGCAATTCGAGTTGTCGTACTGACAAAACCTGGTGGAGGATGGTGTTTTAATGGATCAAAAGAAGACATAGCTCGTAGCTTACAACAGCTTTTTGTTCGTGGTAATAACGTTCAAATCGTAGGTCATAACTTTATTGCTGACGTTCCCTGGTTAGAGTCACTTGGAGTTGACGTAAAACAGAAATTTTGGTTTCCCGATGACGATTCTGAAGAATACCCTCCAGATTACGATGGGATATTTGATACGATTATTGCTTATCATGCTATCGACGAATGTGGTCATTTTGGATTGGAACATACGGCCAGAATTTGGCTAGATTTTCCAGGATGGACACAAGCCGTTGATGAGGAATTTAAGAAAAATAAAGGAGCTAAAGGATACGGCCTCATTCCGGAGGAATTATTGCTACCTTACGCCGCTACCGATGCTTATGTCACTTTAAAATTGGCAGAAGTCCTCAGCGTTGAATTGAAACAGGACATCTTTGGCAACAATTGTTGGCCGCCTTACTGGAGAAATTTGAAATCTCAGCTAGGCTTTCTCGAAATGTTTTTAACGGGAGTTTGTATTGATACTAACAGAGCACTACAACTTGGAGAATGCTATAACAGAATACGCGATCGGTTATTAGAAGAATTCCGACAGGAAATTAATTGGCCTACATTTAATTTTCAATCTTGGCCTCAATGCGTAGAGTTTTTATACGGAGAGAAGTATCACGGAAAGGCACGAATTCGACCAGAAGGTGCTATTAGCCTGAATCTAGCACCGATTAAAACAACTGATGGTAAAGAATGGGATTCCTCCTGTATCCCTGGAAAGATTTCCCCATCAACCGATTTGGATACGCTAGATAATCTTATCATCCAAGACGAACGTGTACGAAAATTAAGGAATATACGAGTTCTAAATCAGGTTACCAAAACGATTCTTCCGAATAGTACTCCAGACGAAGAACCCGAAGGAATACTGGCTTACGTTTGTGACGATGGTCGTATTCATCCATCATACTCTGCATTAAAAGAAACACGGAGATGTAGCTCATCTAAGCCAAATTTGCAAAACCTACCGAATAGTGAAGAAGAAAGTTATAAACAGATTCTTGGACAGGAGTATATTGCACCGATCAGGAGCATGATTGTCTCTCCTCCCGGTTACAGTCTGGTAGAAATCGACTATAGTGGTGCAGAATTGCTGATGATTGGTGTTGCTGCACAGGATCGCAATCTAATCAATGATTACTATCTTTCTACACTTCCTGACGATGATCCAAATAAGCTTGATATTCATAGTCAGATAGCCGTTCTTGCATTTAATCTTAATTGTGCTCCAAACAAGAAGGCTTTAAAAGAAGCTGGAAAGGTTCATTACAGGTTAGCAGCTAAACAAATCATCTTTGGTTTGAATTATGGCCGTGGTTTAAAGTCCTGTTATTTCCAACTAGTAACGGAGGGTGTTGATGTAACAGAAAACGATGTTGGTAGGATTATCGATACTATTTATACTAGATATGATAAAATTCATCCTTTCCAGAATAGTGTTAAATTACGGATCAGAACGCATAGATGGTTAGCGAATTGCTTTGGCAGTTATCGAAGATTCTTTTTATCTCGATCCAGCGATGCCATAGCTAAAAATGAACGAGAGGCTATGAATTTTATCTGCCAGAGTGGAGTTGCCGATGCCGTAGCTATTGCAATGTATAATTTCTACACACATCCATTAAAAGATGTACTGGGTTACAAATTCATTATGCACAACCATGATGCACTCGTTTTTATAGTACCTGATCAAAACATTGAACCATTTGTGAAGGAGGTCGTCGATGATTGCATGAAAAAGAATGTTCGTTTCAGGTCCTGTAGTTTAGATGGTATTCCATATCCCGATTCTCCTGAATACTCTTTTGAATTAGAATGGAAAATCGGAAAACGCTGGTGCTCTGAGGATTGAAAAAGGAAAGGAACAAGCTATGGGTTTCAGATCAGTTGTCAGTGCCCGAAATCAGAATTTCATCGGAATTAAAGATTCTTCAATCTCTCACTACAAGATTACATTTAACAAAGGTCCAGTCGTTCTTCGACCACACGCTCTGGTTGCAGAAGACGGGACAATTACACCGTTACTTATTGAGAAAGATGGAATAGACCTCGGAGATTGGATCCGTGCCTATGACATCGTAAGACTCAATACAGGAGCATCAAGTGTAAGATTTTGTGCCAAGGAGACAGAGGCTGTTACTAGAAGCCCTGTTCTAGTACTAAAGAATGCCATAGAAGCTGCTATTGCCAGCGGGATTGCTCCGTCGTCATGGAAGAACATTCTTCCTGAAAGGGATAGCAATCTTAATATGGAGCAATTCAGAAGGATTTGTATGACATTTGAGAAAGGATGCGGTCTGTTTCTGGCAACTGTTATTTCAGTAGGAGGTCAACCATACGAGTATGCAAATAATATTACTCTGGTTCAAATCACCAGACCAACAGGATTGAGCTTGTTTGATAAACTGAGCAATGCTCCGGATCCTACAATTTTTGAGGATCCCGATTTGGCGATTACGATTATTCCCACGCCAACCAGGAAGGAGGGAATGACAATCACGCCAAACCATTATGAGGTTGCGCTGGTAAAGGCTCCTCCTTATCTAAATAAAGATCTGTGGAATACGCATCAAACGTATATCCTGAACAATAAATTAGGATGGCACAATCTGCTGAGTATTCCTTCCGAGAAAGAGCAGATCGGATACATCGTCTCTTCTTCAATTCCTCCAAGTGCTGTTGTTTACAGCCTTCAGGAGTATAGGCAACTGATTCCTCAAAATTACTGGGATATGGGGGAGAGGATGCTGGAAACGGAGATGAGAGTGCAAGGACGTGTTGTTGAACAGCAAACAGCTCCTTTACCTCAATATGGAATCTCGGGCGGCACAACGGTTATTACCCCGCCGCCAAGTGGAGCGTTTACACCGCCTTCTACATCAGCCAAATTCAGTGCTGAAGAGGTTGATGATGTGTTTCCACAGGCGGAGCAAAAGCAGCCCGAAGCATCTCAGCCTGAAACATTGAGTCCAGAGCAGCTCCAGGCTCAAATTAATAAGTTGCTGGCTGGCAGGCGTAAAGCCTGATACAGACCGTTGACGGGCGGTTTGTACGGCGATACCACTAAGGTATCGCTTTTTCATCTTGACTTAATTTTCTGGAGAGCGAGTCTATGGGTAAAGAGTTTGATTTTTCCTCCCTGGTTAATGAAGTAGCATCAAAATTCGGGAAAACTAATTTAACAGATACAGCACATGCTCCTATTGCTATTAAATTTCCATCGCTCATTCTTCGCGTACTGTTCCAAAATGAAGGGCTTATTCTCGGAAAGATCATCCATATTGTGGGAAAGGAGGCAACCTTCAAATCGACGCTTGCCCTGGAAATCACAAGATGGCACCTGGAGCAAGGTGGTTTTGGAATAACATTGCATACAGAATCTCGGTTGAATGATAAGACTATCGAAGGCGTTCTCGGCGATTATAAGGATCAGCATTCCGCATTCATCTGCGATACATTAGAAGAATGGCAGGCAATGCTATCCGATGCCAGTGAGAAGCTTGGCAAGGATACTAAACAGTTAGCTTGCTTTACTGTCGATAGTGTCATGGGCGTTAGCTCGGAAAAGACGATCAGTGAGATTACTAAGGATGGGTTTGCGAGCAGTAAATTTGCCCATGAAGCTAATCTTATTTCCAGCTATTTGCGGGTTTTCAATGCAAAACTGTACGATAGACTCCATACAATATGCCTTATCAATCACAGGAAGTTTCGACCAAACATGAACAGTTATGGACCACCAGAGAAAACGGCGCTCGGTGGCAATGAAATTAAATTCTGTGCTTCATTCGAAATCGAGACAACGACGACAGAATCAACCCGTCAGGTCCTTGGACCAATAACGACGTATGAGATGGGATTAAAATTAGATAAGAATACTTATGGTCAGGAAGGGATTCAAATTAAAGTCCCCGTAAGATTTGCTAATTTCCCAGATGGCACAAAGGTCGTTTTTGACTGGTACGCAGCTACGACTTATATGCTATGTAAAGCAAATACAGTACGACCGGCTCCAACGAGTTCGATAATTAAAAAACTGGCAGAGATCATTACTGTATCGATTCGTCGTGGTGGACCGAAAGGCGATCTCTTTTACAGTGATCAAATAGGAATCCCTGCTTCCGCAGCTCTATCTCCGACAGAATTTGGATTAGCCGTTGAAGAGCGACAGGATATATTAAATGCTATTTACGAATTGTTCGGTATTTTCCGCAGGTATATTTATAATCCGCAGCTCTCTTATGAAGAAAACATGGCAAAGGCTGTAGAATTCTATAAGACGATAAAACAACCGAATAAGAGCACTCCAGAGACAGAAGAAACTACAGAAGAAATCGAGAAATGAGTTTAAGCCATCTTCATAGCGATGATATGGGGAAGAGACTGAAGGTCATCTCCAGTCTCATTCAGCTAAAGGGAAGACCTTTCGTTCCATACCAGCAATTCTATCCTCTATTTGAACGAGAACAGCCATTAGTCACTGTCTTAAAGACTGGACGACAGGTCTCTAAAACAACGACAAGTTGCGTTCAGTCTATCATTCAATGCACAACTATTAAGAATTTTGTAACTCTCTACATAATGCCGCGAGAGTTGCAAGCAGTAAACACCAGCATTCTCTTCTGGAGACCTCTTCTCGAAAGCTCTCTTGTTTCGAAGTTATGCAAAATAAAGTTAAAGCAGATAATGAAATATCAGTTTGACAATGATTCTGCGATCGTGTTATCGTATGCCCATTTTGATGCCGACCGTATCAGAGGTATTCCTGCAGATAAGGTGCATGTGGACGAGGCCCAAGATATTAATGAAGAATTCTTACCAATAATTGAAGCTGGAGCCAGTGCCTCAGAATACAGAATATTGTTATATACCGGTACGCCAAAAACACACCAGAATACCCTACAAAGCATGTGGAATAAATCCAGCAGGGCAGAATGGTGTATTAAATGTGAGGCGTGTAACCATTGGAATATCCCAAGCTTAGAGCATGACATCCTTGACATGATCCAGCCTGCAGATGACCGTGTGGTATCTAAAGAATATCCAGGAACGGTTTGCGCTAAATGCGGGCGGATCATCTATCCACAAACAGGTCAATGGGTGCATGCATTTCCAGAAAAGAAATATATGTCCAGTGGATATCACATCCCGCAGATTATCATTGAACGGCATTACGCAGATCCATTAAACTGGACGATTATTAATGCGTATAAGCAAGGATTGGGTCAGATGACCCATGACGACTTCCTTCGGGAAGTTTTAGGAGAACCTGCCGATAGATGCACACGCCTGCTCTCATTTTATGATTTGATGAAACAGGCAAAGCTCGGCAGCAGGTATAACGAAGATACATTACTCGAAACATTAGGTTACTATAAATTACGTACTTTCGGGATTGACTGGGGTGGCGGTGGAAAAGGAGGCAATTATACAACAATTGCCCTTGTTTGTGCTGCTCCGGACGGACGGATCCACGTTCCATGGGCTGCAGCACTGCCGAACCCGCATGATCATATTGGGGAAGGGCGCGAAATTGTTAAACTGGCGGAAAGATTTAAAGTCCACCTTATCGCTCACGACTGTAGTGGTGCAGGATCATTGCGAGAAACAATATTATTGCAAAGTGGTTATCCAGCAAGTCGATTGATGCCGTGTCGTTACGTGCGATTAAGAGAAGACGTAACGTTAAAATTCTGTCCTTTATCTCCAACGAATCCAAAACCAATCTGGAACATTGACTCAACACGTGCATTGCTCATGGTCACCGGTGCCATTAAACTTGGATTGATTGAATTTTTTGAAGATGATTATAAAGGCGAAATGAACCGAGGATTGTTAAGACAATTTCTTTCATTGGTGGAAGAAATGAGCAACGAGAATGGTGTTAAGCGTTATAGGATTGTATGTGAGGAAGGATTGAATGACGAGTTTGCACAGGCCACTATGTTAGGCTGCCTGGCTGTATGGAATTCAACTGGAATGTGGCCAAAATATGGTTGATTCTTTGCTTCGCATGGTTCAGATTAAACAGGGAAGACTGGAGTATGAGCATAACGGGAAATTATACATTTTCTATTTCAAACAATTCTTTATAGAAAACCATCCCCTATCCTGCTACGAAGATATAAATCTTCTCATCTGCTGTGAATCTCATCTCAGTAGCAGTGTTCTAGTCTTAAACAATGCTTGGCTTGCAGACAGAGGTTGGCTTCCGGTTGTGGAACGGATTTTGTGGTCCCTGGCTACAGGAGTGCGAGGAACATGTTCGAATTAATCCCCTGTGCGGTATGCTCAACGAGGGCTTACATTGGTCAGATTAGAACCCTTTTTGTGCCAAGAGCCTTGATGAACATTCTTCCGGTCAGTGCTTCAATGCGCTACAGGTACAGAAAATCACGTGTTTTAGATAACGAGTATGCGATAGGTATGATAAAGATCGAAGAAGACGATGGTTATTCCAGTGCTGCGGTCTATGGGGATGCCATTCACATCATCACACTTCGATTTGATTCAGATGAGGATAAATGGATTTTAACCGTACCGATCTCCAGTAATACCATACAAATATTCAAATCTACAAGTTTCCACGGCGTATTCTTAAGGCTGTTTTATGATGAAGTTTATGATACCTATACGCAAGGGAAAATCTCGCAGGAAAACTTCGATAAGATCGTCAAGATTGTTAACGCTGTTGAAGTGATACATCAAAATGTAGAAGAAGTGATATCAGTCTGTAAAGCAGGAAAGGAATAGAAATAGTCCTAATCGGAGATTGGCAATGAGAGACGATATCCTGCAACAAACTTACGAAAGAACGGCTTTAAAAGTCATAGCTTCTGTTATAAAAAGTAGAGGAATAGAGGATGCCGAATCCAAATTTACTTCATGGGCTGATTTCAGACAGTACATGCTGGAGAGATCAGAATTAAACATTGTACTACAGAAACTAAGCCTGATTAATAATAATTTTATGATTGCTTTTCGCAAGTTTACAGAGTATGAATTCTACAGGCTAGTGCGACAGCACTATGATAGCAGTGATATCTTAATTTGTCACAATTTCGCCCTCGTTTTTCCGTGGAAAGCGGTGCTCTATTGTATCACAGATGATTTAAGCATTCTGAATTGTTCTTCAGACCAGCTTACGACAGGGGATGCTTATATTGATCCCGTCTTGCTGGTCGATTCGGGAAGACTCCTTGTCACAACATTCAAGAATTATTTGCATGTTAAGCTATGAAACGCATTAAGCAACTCCACGAGCAAGAATTGCCGATATCTGCCTATAAGAAGCTATTAAAGCTTTGTTATACGATAACCTATAAATATTTGGCATCCGGCACCGGGCGATATTATGCAGACGTGCTCCTTCGAGCAATTGCTGAGGAAATCTACAATCATGTTCGACGTAATATCAATGAGATATATGCAGTCGTAAATCAATATATCGACTTAAATATCCCTGTTAAAGAGAAAGCTCGATTAATAGCCGTACGATTAGCTTCTATTCTTGGATGTCCTGTGAGTACAGTTTATCGAGGATTTGGGAGGATTCTTCGATACGAAAGAATTGGTACGGATTCGATTGCTTTGGTAATGCCCTTGTTGTATGACAATCCAAATACTCCTCTAGCAATGGGAAAAATATCTGAAGATGAAGCACTTATTTGCTGGGTTAGAAAGCTCCAGCTTCAATTAAAACCCGAGATGCTACCAAGGGGTCTGGATTATTTGGTAGGATTATATACAACATATGTTAAGGATGACGCTACGGGTGAAGCTATGCCTATGCGAGTCATCGAACCTTATCTTAAAAATAAAAACAAGGAGTTAATATACTCCAGATTCGGCTTGAATAGCAGAGGAAAGCCATATCAATGCATTTATTGTTCAAATATCCATAGAGGACATGGTACATGGTGCAGCCAATTGACAGAGAATTTGCGAGACATTACATTTAGTTTTGAAGACTTCATCTGATGGTGCCACTATCCGCCAGGGGGAGAACCGCACTAAGCGGTTCTTATTTTTGGCACTTTAAAAGAAAAGGAGGTAGGATATGTTTCAATTTCGTGATCCAAGCGCACCTGTTGCCGTTTACTATTCACCTGGGCGTGATTTTGCGCATGTCGGTCTGCGTTTAATCTCGGACGGGCTGGATCGACTTAAATACTCGGTAGAACATGGAAGTAAAAATGTACGAGATTACATGCAAAAGCACAAGATTTCCGAACAAGAGCTGAAAGATGCATTGGAGGCATTTGTGGCTTCTATCGAAGAGGAAATCAAGAATCCTGCAGAAGGAATGCTGACAACCAATTCATTTTCTAGATGTAGATACGAAGTTCGATATCTCGTTTACTCTTCGATAGCCCCGTTATTTATCGCTGCTGCTATTAAAGGAAAGAAAGATGTGCTCAATCGTGCAGATGCCGTTGAGTATTATGGAGAAGAATTCCATAAAAAGATTACCAAACTCACACCGCGGTGGGAGATCAATTCTCCGACATTGATAGACTCGGTAAAGACGATCCTGCAGAATACAGGTAAAATATTTTACTTTTATTTGACAAGTTCCATAAATTGGGCAAGACGAAATCTATCGTAATCATTCTTATAGAAAATTCGCCAGAAAACCACCCCGCTTCAGCGGGTGGATGAATGGCGGGCTGTGCCGAACGTACTGGTGGAACGCCAGGAACGCATACGCCTGGGGAGAGTGGGGTTGCCCGCTCAT